TCACATACGTGATGTCCAAGACGAGGATATCAAGTATTTGTCATGGAACCTCAGGGCAGCTGATGTCCACGAGCTATATGCCATCTATGGTCACACAAACACCCACGCATCCCTCACCCGCTCTGCTCGTCTGTCAGAAGACTGCAAGGTTGGTATAGGTAGGTCAGGCAAGCCAGCCATAATCATGGGCATTGGTCGGGTAAGTCCCCGCGCCTGTGCCGTGTGGGCTATGGCTACACCCGATATAAAAGACAACAGATCTGCATTTCTACGGATGAGCAGACCTCAAATACAGAAGTGGTTCGACAATGATCCAGATCTGCAATTTATGTACAACTTCACTCACAGTAATAATACCCAGCACCATAGATGGTTGCGGTGGGTAGGAGCTACCATGTTACCCAGTGTGACATTTGGTGCCTTGGGTGATTGGTTTGTACCCTTTGTAATACGAAAAGAACCCAACTATGTGTGATTTAGGTATGTTGCTGGGAGTTGCCCAAGGCGCGATGGAATACGCCGGGAAAAACGAAGCAGCTGATGCTAACGCAAAGCTCATACGAGACCAACAGATGGCCAAGCAATCCATCAGGTCTCGTGAGTACATCATTGAAGCTAATGCCTCCAACAAGGAAGCCAACAAGGCTTCAAGAGAGGCTGAAAGGGCTAAGGCTGAAGCCGCTGCAGCCGGGGCTGGAGTTAGAGGTCCAACAGCTGGTCTGAGATCAGCCGAGCAATCTGCTCAGGGATCCTTGTCCATTGCTGCTGCAAAGGACCGACTTGAGGCCGCAGAGTTCAACTACATTGCTGGCTCTCAGATTAATGCCCAAGAGGCCACCAACAAGATTGCCATCAATGATACGACAAGAGGCAGCTTCATAGACGTAGCCACAGCCGGTGTCAGCAACTATGGCGCATTCTCATAGTAACAAAGAGGGACACTAACAGTGCCTATTAAACAACAAAGTGGAGCTCCAATCTATAAGGAGACATCCAATCTCCCGGTGCCACGCCTAGATAGGGAGAGGTTCAGTGCCAGGAACACAGCTGGTGCATCATTGGCTCGTCTTCTGAAGGTTGGTGGTAATGTGGCCTCCAGTAAATTCAAGGAAAACAAGGCCCAGATTGAAGCCCAGGATGATGTCATCAACGTAGCTCAGGCCCAACTGGGTCTGGAGGAGTTCAATAGGGGTCAAGCCTCCAATGGTATCGACCTGATAACTGGTGACTACAATCCAGATGTCTTCAAGTCTAAGAAAGGTCAGCTTGCTGGTACTGATTTGATCACCCAACTGCGTGACAGATATACCAGTGACAGGGTTTACGATAATACGGACCCTGAAGCCTTCAACACCTGGGTCAAATCAAACATCACAGAAGATGTTGCTCGTGCTCGTACATTAGGACCATCATATTATGCTGGCTTCATCAAGGAGCTGGGTTCTGGTGTCGCCTTGATGGGTAAGGAATACACTGGTCAGGCCCAGAAATTACTCGCCAACCAGTCCCGCAGAGCACTCACTGAACGCATGAAGGCCACACGAGCTGCTGAAGCGTTCGACACCAAATCAGGTGTTATGAGAAACTGGCTAAAGGGGTTTCTTGCCTCTGAAAGCAATGGCAACTGGAATGCGTGGTTTGGAAACTCAGGTAACACTGAGGATCTCTCCAGGTTATCCTTAGGTGACATTCTGAAACGCCAAGCCCGTCCCGGTGATGATGCAGCTGGTCTAATCCAGATAGTCCCAGGAACACTTAAGGGCATGATATCCAAATATGGGTATTCAAGGAACACCAAATTCACCCCACAGGTACAGACAGAGATGGCACTACTCCTGATGAAGGAGAAGGGTCTCGATAAGTGGCTCAAGGGTGATATGCCTGATGGTGCATTTGCTGACAGGCTGGCTCAGGTATGGGCTGGGTTTAAGACATCTAAAGGTGTTGGGGTGTATGATGGAGTTGGTCCTAATAGAGGAACTCAAGATCAGAGCGTCACTGTAAGAAAGCTCAGTGAGCTGCGCACCCTAATGGACCAGAACCCTCAGCTGAAGAAGATGGTGCTGTCCAAGAATGGTATTAAGGCGGGTTCCTTATCTGGTGTCATAGATACAGGAGCACCCTCCCGTGTGGAGACATCTAAGCTCCTAAAGGATGAAGCCAACACCGGTGTAAACAACAAAGACAGCCGGGATGACTACACCAACAACATCCTTGTCCAAGGTCTAGATGGTGGCACCATATCTCCTGACGAAATTGAAGATGAGATTACTGCTGTCAACCTAAATAAGGAACAGGCTCAGAAGGTCCGAGATGCCGCTGAGGTCTCCAGAGTATCTAGTGAGGCTGAAGGTGTTCGTGAAGACAACAAGAACATCGAGATGCTGGGTAAGGCAATCATCTCTGGCGATCAGGATGCCCTTGCGTCTATTAAGGCAACCTCTCCCAGCACATATGCCACCATAATGCGCCTCCAGTCTAACAGTCTGGGCATTAACGCAGAGGCCCAGGTATCCTCAACCAAGGACTTCCTTGCCTCAGCCAACTATGGCTCAAGTGAGTTTGCCCAACTGGCTGCTGGTGCTGTCTTAAAGGGCAATATATCTGTGGACACCTACAAGTCTGTGTCTGAACAGAATGAAGCACACCTTGTTGCCAACGACATCCTAAGGCTCCCAGCGGTGTCTGAAGGTGTAACCGCAATTACCAATCAGGTGCCAGTTAGTGGTCGCCGAATGTTTAAGGGGCAACTATCAATTGCCCTTGCAGATCTCTCAAAGCAACACGAAGGCCAGCGACCACCAATCAATGAGATTATGGAGGTTGTCCAGGCTGTTGCTCAACAGGTTTCACTCCTCTCAACTCAAGATGCTCAAGCTCGTTTAAGTCGCCCTGAGTACAATCAACCAAAAGGCTAATCACCAAATATGCCCCAAGACAACAGTACCGTTAGTTCCCCATGGGTTCCTCAGGAAGATGGAACCACACTCCCATCCCCTGAACTGCTTAGTGCAGTACGTAGCAACCCTGCTAAGTACCCTAACGCTGTTGAGGACTTCGCGACCTTAAGTGGTAAATCCACTGATGAGGTTCAAGCCATAATCAACAACAACGCTGGTATTGGTACTGACCTTGCACAAGGCCTGATAACCGGTGCTGGTATTGCTACTGAGAAGGTTGGACAACTAGCTGGCTACGCAGGACTTGATGGTGTCGAAGAAACCCTGAAGAGTGGTGGTGGATCCATCAAGGACTTCTCAGACAGCCTGGACCCCAAGTTTGCTAATGAAGAAAAGGGTCTTGGCGAGACCATAACCGAGGGTATAGGTCAAGCTGTTCCTGTTATTGGTGCTGCCTTCACTGGTGTTGCCGGTAGTGGTCTGCTGGCCGGTGCTGCTGTGGCCTCTGTTGCTGGGTTCTTCACCTTTGAGGATGAGGATAACCTCGTTGAGGTCGCCAATGATCTGGCTGATGGTCTTGTACCTGACTTCCTCATAATTTACCCAAAGAACGACAGTGAAGGTGTGCAGAGTGTTAAAGGTATGGCCAACAACCTCATTAGTGAGTTTGCCCTTGCTGGATTAGGTAATGTGGCCCTTCGTGTCTACAAAGCCATGAAGTCTGCCAAGACACCTGAAGCCGCCAAGGAGGCCTTGGAGACCATTGCTGAAGAAGCTGATGTGTCTATCAAGGATGTAACCCCAGGCGACACTGAAACAGCCGCTCAGTCTGCATTAGGAACAATTGAAGACATCATCAAAGGTACTGACAACACCAAACCCAGTGCTGAGACTGTGGAAGCAGTCATCAAGGATGCAGCCGATGAAGATGTCGCGGCAACCATTGCAGCCAAGGAAGCTGGTGTTGATCCTGAGGTGCCTGATATGCCTCGTGAGGAACTCAAGGAGTTCTTATCGACAACCTTTGGTACCCTGGATGCTGAGATCAAGAGATCCAGATCTATAAACTCCAGTAAGGCTGCACGGGCTGAGATGGCTGAAGTCATGACCGGACCAAACGGTCGCAAGGCTTACGTCAAGAACTCAGAGAAGATTGCAGTGGCCATCATGAAGCGTGACTACGACGAGGTCACAAAGCTCATCAAGGAAGCTCCGGTTACCATGAGTGCTGTCAGACACGCTGGGTGGCAAGATGGTATCACCAGAGCTGCCCTACAGCACTTGGAAGTACGCTATGACAAGATCATTACTGATCTTAGAGCTAACCCATCTTTGACAACCAGACAGGCCTACAAAGACGTATCAGCAGACACCCTGAAGGCTAAAGTACAGCTGGGTGAGTTGGATCGTCAGACAGGTACCGGTGCCAGTTTCATATTGTTGAACCGCAAACTTAATTTACAAGCAGACGAAGGCATGTCTAAGGCGTTTGAAGACGCTGCAGATGCTATGAGAGCTGCCGGTAAGGACAAAGGCTACACAATATTGGCAACCCAGAGCGACTACATTGAAGCCTGGGCTAAGATCTACACTGACGAGGGTGTCAATGCTGCTGATCTTGCCCTTATTTTGGCTGATGAGTTTGATGAGTTCGCTAAGGTACGCCAAGGTACCCTTGCGAGTATGAAGACCAACAGAATGTCAAGGCTTACCAAGGCTGAGAAGGCTCAAATGGAAGCTAGTGTCACTAAAATGATACATGACCTCCACTCCAGCGCCCTGTTGGGCCAGCTGTCCACCACAGGACTTGAGGTGTCTTCAAACCTTATCAATAACCTGACGCTTCCCCTGGCTAACTTTGTTGGTGGTGGTGCTAAACTTAAGCCTGGTATGCTCCGTGCTCGTCGTGAGTACTCAGGGTATATTGCTGGGTGGAACAACGCCTGGAACACGTTCAAGAAGACCATGCAGAAGGGTAAGCCAGTCACTGATGACATCGATCTGTTCGATGGTGCTCATTCAGCCCGACTGGACGTTGAGCGTCTGTGGGACGAGAAGAAGTACGCCAAGTGGTTTGCTACTCGTGCATGGAAAGCCGCTGCAGATCTGTCCAATGCCTCCTCAGAAAGCCAAAAGGCTTGGAGAGCATTTGGAATGAAGTTTGCTGATGCTGAAGCTACTCTTATGAAGAGTGGAATGAGTAAGAAAGATGCCCAGAAGGGTGCAGCAAAGATTGCTCAAGGTATCTTCAATGATAAGGGTGCCGTAACCGACCTTGCCATCAAACTGGATATGTCCAGAACATCATGGCAATCTGTTGTCGACAGTCGCTATATGACTGGTAAAGCTGCCCAAGGTATCGAGAACCTCAGGAACAGTAGGAACCCTATTATCTCAACGATGTCCAGGGCTACCATACCGTTCTTCAGAACCCTGATTAACATCGGTGGTGACGCTGCTCAGATGGTTATGCCTCCAAGCTTCATGATACGTGGCTTGGCAGAGGTTTCCACAGCTGCTCGTCTACCGGGCTTCCTGCACATTGAGAACTCTGCAAGGTTCATAGATGACTTCACCGGCAAGAATGGTGTACGGGCGAGAGTTCGTGCTCAGGCTCGTCAGCGTATGGGAGCCTCACTGATGCTGGCCACATATGCTATGGTTGAAAGTGGTTCAATTGAGATCACTCCTCCTGGGGGTTATCAAAGTTGGAACGCCAAGATTGCCAAGTGGGAAACAGCCCCTGGGTCTTCTCTCATTATTGGTGACACAATCGTGGATCTGACAAGGTTCCTTCCGTTCTCAGCTCCTTTGCTGATGGTAGGTATTATGCGCGATCAATCCAGACGCATAGACCTGGAGATGGAAGGTGGCGAGTACTCTGGTGGTGACATCAATGCCGACAAGGTGTTCTCCATACTTGGAGGAGCCTATGGTATGTTCATGACATCCCTAATGTCTGATGCTGGCTCCATGAGAGGAGTTGGTGAGTTGTTTGGAGCTATCCAATCAGCTGTCAGCGATGGTGATGTGTACAAGCTATCCAAATTTGGCACCGGTTACCTCAAACAGTTCATGCCTGGGATCCCCAGGATGGTCGGTAAGAACTCAGGTGCCATCACTGGTGACTGGGATATGTACAGAGGCGAAGCATTCCTTGGTGAAGTAATGTCATCCGCAGGATTACCTTGGGGCAAGCAATACAAGCGCCTGGATTTCATAGGTAACACTGTCCAAGACAAGGGCAGGGGACTTGACCCCTTCAACATGAAGGACACCAAGATAAAATCCGATGCTTTATACAGCGAATATGCTCGTCTAAACAACGACACCGAGCTGTCTATGATACTTCCCACACCTGACCGGGTGTTCGATAAGACATTCTGGGAGAACCTTGGGGTAAACAAGCGCAGCATATTCGAGCGTATCTTTGAGGTGAACCCTGCATCACTAAACCAACTCAAGACCCGTGATGGTCGTAACGCCTACGATGTTTATCGCAACGTTATCTACAAAGGAAAGGCAAGGACAACTGTTGCCAGATCTGCCACCGGTAAGGATGGCGTCAATATTGGCAAGGTAGAGATCCGTGCAGGTGAGCGTATGGAGGATGTCCTTCGTCGCTATGTCGGTTGGACAGGATACAAAGACCTGACACCCACAGCTCGTACAACCATCTGGAAAACCGTGTTTAGCTTCTACAAGAAGAACGCTAAGGATGTTGTTGGAGAGATAGTTGATACACCTGACGACCTGTTTGATGGTAGCCGCTATGGCTCCCCGATAGATACACCCACTAGCATCGATGCAACCAAGGATGCGGGTAGGACACTTGCAAAGACCGTACAGACCTCAAGGGGAACTCCCAGAGGTCTTGATCAGATCTTTGCCATAGATAAATAAGAGAAACCACCACACATTATGCCAACCAGTATTGTATTTACTGGTCAGACTGGATTACAGACTGACTATACAATCCCGTTCGACTATTTGTCGGCTGGACATGTGAAGGCAACAGTGGACGGGGTTAGCGCCCCGTTTACGTTCCTTTCAACCTACCTCGTTCGTATGGACACAGCCCCCACCGGTACCCTCAGGGTATACCGTGAAACACCTGATAGTGTCTCACTGGTAACCTGGGTCGACGGATCTATCCTTCTGGACAGTGATCTGAACACCGGGCAACTCCAGTCACTTTACGTGGCAGAAGAAACCCGTGACAACGCAATAACCACTGAGGTTGGTGGCAACTGGGACGCACTTAACCTTAAGATCGTCAACCAAGCTGACCCGACAGCTGATCAGGATGGAGCCACCAAGGCCTATGTTGATGCAAACGTAGCTACGTCCAATGCCAATGCGATCCTAACAGCTGCTGATGCAGCATCCACAGCTGCTGATGTCGTATTGACTAATGCAGATGTGGCCCTGACAAACGCTAAGTACGATGAGTTTGATGATCGCTACCTTGGAGCCAAAGCCAGTGCTCCAACATTGGACAACGATGGTAACGCCCTGTTGACTGGTGCTCTCTACTGGAACACCTCAGTCAACGAGATGCGGGTGTACGATGGAGCAGCTTGGGCAGCTTCATACCTACCAGCCACTGGATACCTGGATAAGGGTACCTTTGATCCCAACACGGTGGCAGGTGATGTCTTTGATATGGACAACATGGTTGAAGGCACCACTACCAAGATACTCACTGATACTGAACGCGCTGTAATCGTAGCCCACACAGCAGCGATTGCACTTAACACAGCTAAGGTTGGTGTCACCACACAAGAAGCCAACCCGGCCCCAATATCCCAAGCTGATGCTGAAGCGGGTACTGCAACGGCTGAACAGACGTTCACCGCTGAACGAGTTAAACAAGCAATCAATGCACTAGCCCCTGCTGCTGGGATTTCCGCACAGAACACTAGCCATAGCGGAAGTGTAACTGAGTTTGGAAGTTTATCGCATGGGGTAGCAGCATCACTAAACCTATCAACGCCTTGGGTTGTGGTAGGCATGCGTGTAACCACGGGTTTTGCTTTCTACATGCGCGGGATAAAACTTAAAAATACCACACCATAAAGGGTTACTAAAATGTATAAACGATACGAAGATTTTAATGTGGCGGGTTTCACCCCAACACATGATGCTGTGATTTTTCTCTTGAGACAGAAACATCCAGAATTACAACATGGGACTGACTACAAAGTTGGGATGGAGATTGATGGGATAACAGGCACACAACTAAGTAATGCTTTTATTGTCGATTGGTCCTTGCCCTATTCACCACCAACCACCACTGAGTTAGAGCAACTGGCGGTGCAGCACATGACTGCTTGGAACGACATCCTGAACCCCCCAGCACCAACAGCTAAAGAACAAGCCGCTGCGGATCTAGAAGCATCAGATGCCAAGATGACAAGAACAGTCGAAGATCTGATAGATGCGCTTGTTGTAAATGGCACAGTTGCTCTGAGTGATCTTGGTCCTGTGTCTGAGGCTCGTATAGCCCAGCGTAAAGCAGACAGAGCAATATTGATCTCTAAACTATAAGCCAATCACTACGATAACAGAGAGAACACATAAATTGAACACATCTAAAACAATGGGTGGGGCTGGTTATGGTCCCACCCAACCAATCTCCATTGAAATCCAACAAGAAAAACACCGGCAACCCAGCGAAAGCTTCAGGGAAGCCATGGGACGCCAAGCTTCCACCCTTACTGACAGTGAGGTTCACTACAAGGGCTTCATGAGCGCCATTGAGAACATGAGGTTCCTACCGGCTGGACGCATCCAGGCAGCAATTGGGTCTACCCGCAAGGTAACCCCATACAACTGCTTTGTGTCACAAACCATTGACGACAGCATGGCTGGCATCATGGACACAGCCACCCGCGCAGCTATGACTATGCGTATGGGTGGTGGTATCGGGTATGACTTTAGTACCTTACGTCCACGCCTGGACACCATTACGTCACTTATGGCCCCCAGCAGTGGCCCAGTGTCATTCATGAGCATCTTTGATGCCATCTGTGGCACAATCAGTTCTGCTGGTAACCGCAGGGGTGCTCAGATGGGTACTCTTCGCGTTGATCACCCCAATATCGAAGAGTTCATAAGATCTAAGCAGAACACGACCAACCTGCGTAACTTCAACATATCAATTGCCATCACAGACAAGTTCATGAAAGCCGTCATTGATGACAGTGACTTTGATCTCAAGTTTGAGGGCAGGGTCTACAGCACCATTCGTGCATTACCCTTATGGAAGGCCATCATGGCGTCCACTTGGGACTGGGCAGAGCCTGGGGTTCTGTTCATTGATCGAATTAACGATGACAATAACCTAAGGTACGCTGAGACCATTGCAGCCACCAACCCGTGTGCTGAACAACCTCTACCGCCAAACGGTGCATGTCTTCTGGGCAGTTTCAATCTGGTGAAATACATCACTGGCATCCCTGGTATCTATGCGTTCGACTGGGACCAGCTATGTCGGGACATTCCCTTTGTAGTACGTGCCATGGACAATGTGATTGACAATGCAATCTACCCGTTGCCCGAACAAGAGGCAGAGGCACTTGCAAAGCGCCGTATGGGACTTGGTGTCACCGGAGTTGCTAACGCTCTTGAGGCACTTGGGTTACCATATGGTTCCAAAGGGTTCGTTGAGTTTCTTGAGAAAGTACTTAAACTAATTTTAAACGAGACCTATTGGATAAGCTCATGGATTGCCAGAGACAAGGGGGCGTTTCCCCTGTTTGATTTCGATGAGTTCAGTAAAACTACCATATTCAATAAGCTGTATCCTTACGTACAAGACAACATACGCCAGTTTGGTCTCCGTAACTCCCATCTGACCTCAATTGCCCCTACTGGATCCATCTCTCTTGCTGCCGACAACGTGTCATCAGGAATTGAGCCTGTGTTTGCCCTCAAGTACACCCGTGATGTCCTCCAGTTAGACAAGACCCTCAAAAAGGAGACCGTCTATGACTACGGGATGCGTGTGTTTGGTGTCAAAGGCAAGACAGCAGCTGAATGCACAATCGACGATCACCTAGATGTCCTGTTGGCCTCCCAAAAGTGGGTGGACAGCGCAGTATCTAAGACCTGCAACATCGGTGATGACGTCACGTTCAATGAGTTCACCAATGTTTACATGAAGGCCTGGAGGGGTGGAGCAAAGGGCTGCACGACATTCAGAGCCAGCGGTAAACGTATGGGTATCCTCAATGTGTCCGAAAGTACATCAGAAGATATCCCAGATATCAGAGATGGCGACGAAGAAGGCACCCAGTGCTTCATAGATCCCTCAACCGGAAGAAAGACATGCGATGAGTAACCACAGTAAACTTAACCTCACACGAGGTGACACAGCACTTATCATCAGGACTTGCAAAAAGCACAAGTTGCTGCGTAACCAAGCGGCCTATGTGTTGGCCACAGCCTACCTTGAGACTGCTCACACCATGAAACCCGTGAGGGAATATGGCGGTGAAAAGTACCTCAGGAGCAAACGCTATTATCCTCATGTTGGCATGGGTTACGTCCAGATAACCTGGGAGTATAATTATCTCAAAGCCAGTAAGAAGCTGGGTGTCGACTTTGTGTCCAACCCCAAGCTCCTATTGAAACCCAAGTACGCCGTTGAGATCCTTGTTATTGGATCTAAAGAAGGCTGGTTCACCGGCAAGAAGCTCTCAGATTACATCACTTTGCAAAAATCAAACTTTGTGGGTGCTAGGCGTATTATAAATGGCACCAACGTGGCTGGTGTAATAGCTGGTTTGGCCAGGGAATATGACACCCTGTTGCTAGGAGCACAATATGGTGTTGGTAAGCCCACAACCACAATGGCACCTGTGATATCCAAGAAGAACCTACCGGTACCCAAGGTAACTCAGACCAGTCTGTTTGCCGTCTTATCTTCATTCCTATTGAGACTATTTCTGAGGTAATAAACCCCTTATGATAATTTTATCCATTATCGTGCTTGTTGTAATATGTTCAATCATACTTGCATGGAATTTCTACCCGCCTTTCAGATCCAAGATGCGTGGCCTTTCAACTGTTATTGAAGCAGTAATTGGCGGCTCCCTCTATTACTTTGGTATCCTATCTGATGCCCTTCAGGAGGCTCAAGCCTCAGGTATTGTCCCTGATAACTGGGCGCATTACGTCCCGTTCGTGTTGCTTACCTGGGTAATCCTGAAACGCTTCCAGACAACCACCCGTATTGGTGAGTTGTAAAGGCAATGATCATAAAATGGATCGTTGGTGCAATCCTTGGTCCGTTCATTCGGATCGGGGAGAAGTACCTGGATAATCAAAAGGATCTTGAGCGTCTTAAGGCTGGCACCACCCGTGTAGCCTACCAGACTGATGCAGCTGTTCGCATGGTCAAGTTTGGATCCCTATTAGGTCAGCTCCCTCTGTTTGTCGCAGAGATGTCGGTGTCGGTGTACATCGCATCTATCATGTTTGACAGCACCTTTCCCACAGACCTTGTAGACCCCCTGGAACTCCCAGAGTGGTTCAAGGAACACTTCAGTGCAATCGTAGCCTCTGTAGTTGGGCTGGCGGTATTTGAGCGCGTAGCCCGTAGGTTCAAGTAACAAACTTATATGACAAACTCACACGTAGACCTTGCTGTTGGGGCCACTGCCGCCACCATAGCCCACTTCATTGAAGCAACCAGTGGCCTACTGGAATATGCACTACTGCTTGGTGGTGTACTTCTGGTGTTTGGCCGCATTGCCCTCATCATCAAGCGATGGAATAAACCCAAAAAATGACAAAGAAAGCCAATAGTGACATCATGGATGAACTCCATGGGGAAGTAGCTAAACAGCTGCTTGCTAGAATACAGGAAAAAGATGCAGCTGGAACAGACTTCAGCAATGCCATCAAGTTCCTTAAGGACAACGGCATCGAAGCCGATATTGCCCAGAACAAACCGCTTGCAAGTCTGGCAGAACAATTCCCTGTGTTCCCCGACGAGGACGACACCCACACACCCCACTAAAGAACCTAACTAACGCCACAGCATATCCCCCAGATCCACGAATATCCCTGGGTACGCAAGTACCTAAAGGTATCCCCATGGCTCTGTGGTGGACGCTGTGGCGGTCGATTTCCAATAGAGAGAGCCTAATTTCATTATGACAACCAAAAGAGAAGTGCTTAAGGCCATTCGCGCCCATTGCATCGATTGCAGTGGTGGTAAGCAAAAAGAGGCAGATTTATGTACCTGCACACAGTGCGATTTACACGCCCTTCGTTTCGGGAGGGATCCTAGTCCATCAAAGAACGTGGGCTTCGCAAAACGTGCGCCTGTGCGTAGCTCTCAGAGCGTAAAAACTGATCTACAGGTACCTACTGGGTGCAGGTAACGCGTACTTCCGAGTTGCTCTCAAGTTCAGCCATCATACCTCCCGTAGATCCCATACGCGAGGACTTCCGAAAGTTCCTTTGGTTCATCTGGAAGAACATCAATCTCCCTGACCCCACAGAGATCCAATATGACATTGCCAAGTTCCTCCAGTCTGGTCCAGACAAGATCTGTATCGAGGCATTTCGAGGAGTAGGCAAATCATTCATCACAGCTGCGTTTGTGATCTGGTTATTGTACCGGGATCCGCAGCTTAAGATCATGGTGGTGTCGGCCAGTAAGAACCGGGCTGACAACTTCGTGACATTTACCCTTCAGCTTATCAATTCGATACCTGAGTTTGCCCACCTGAGGCCTAAGCCTGGACAACGGCAATCCCGTATTGAGTTTGACGTTGGACCCGCCACTGCTGACCAAAGCCCCTCTGTGTTCGCCAAGGGCATCGACAGTCAGCTGACTGGTGGACGCGCCGACATCATTATTTCTGATGACGTTGAGGTCGTGAACAACAGCATGACCATGGATATGCGAGACAAGCTGGTTGAAAAAACCAAAGAGTACTCAGCGATCCTCAAACCCCTCCCCACATCACGCATCATCTATCTTGGTACACCTCAGACTGAGGACAGTATCTACAACAAGCTCCCAGTGACCTTCCTTAAGCGCATCTGGCCAGCCCAAATTCCAACCCCTGATGAGATGTCTGCCTATGGCGATGATCTGGCACCCTTAGTACTAAATATGTGTAAGACAGCTGCCCCAGGCGATCCAGTGGATCCCGCCCGGTTCGACATGGATGACCTGATGGCTCGTAGAGCGGAGTATGGCGCTGCTGGTTACCAGCTACAGTTCATGTTGAACACCAAGCTGAGTGACGAGGAGCGATATCCCCTGAAGCTCAAGAACCTCATTGTGTCCCCAGTGCCTCCAGTACTGGCCCCATATCAGGTCCATTGGTTGCCAAACCCTGATCGTATGCTGAGAGATCTACCAACCAACGGTATGGCAGGAGATCGAGTGTACAGCCCTGCTGGGACATCTGATGAGTTTGGTGAGTACCAACACAGAGCCATGTCCATTGACCCCTCAGGTAGAGGTGCTGATGAAACCAGTTATGGAGTTGGTTTCCAGCTTGCTGGTAACATATGGATCCCTGATGCCGGTGGGTTTGCCGGTGGGTACGAAACAGAGACCCTAAACAAGCTCGCCAAGATCGCCAAGAAACATAAAGTCCAGACGATTGTTGTGGAGAGCAACTTCGGGGATGGCATGTTTGAACGCCTGTTGGAACCAATCCTGGCCCAACACAAGGTCAAGGCAGAGGTCATTGGGGTACGACACCACACGATGAAAGAACTGAGGATACTTGATGTCCTTGAGCCAGTCATCAGTGCTCACAAGCTCATAGTGGACCCAAGTGTCCTTGAGAGCGACAACATGTCCATCAACCGATATGACACCAACATACGCATCCACAAATCGTTGTTCCACCAAATGACCCACATATGTCGTGAGCGGGGAGCATTGCGCCATGATGACCGTATTGATGCCCTGGCGATGCTGGTGGCTTACTTTGTGGAACTCATGAACCAGGATGCCGCACGAACTGCTATGGATCAACGTGATGAGAAACTACGGGTTCATCTGGCGGGGTTTCACAAGGGAGTACTGCTTGGCCACAACGGTGGACCTAAAATTGCTAGTTGGAACTCTAATGTCTGACCGGGGGTTTTCTCACCCTAATAGTTATGACTGCATACTACATAAGCCAGCGTCCAGTTATATATAAGATAAACGATATTGGTGCCTAGTTGGTGGGTATCAGAGACCACTTTAGTTTACCTCTAAGATATCTCCCTGAGGTAA